CCTTACGATAACCCCAATCACCACCTGCCCGCCTATGGCCGGGACAGCACTAGCACAACCACCCGTATCTTGCGGGCAGGCGCACACTACCAGAGCATCTTGTCTGGTTGGCGCTTGGTACATAGTGCGCAACAACGGGGAGTAGCTGAGCAGATCGTTAAGAAGATCGCTAAGTACACCCGGGATGGGCAGAACGATATAGCCCTACAGCAGTTTGGCATTAGCCCTGAGCTACAGGCTGCGTTGCGTAAAGACTTGGATGCTGTAACGGGCTGGGACGGGGCTAAGGAAACTGGCTTCGATGTGACGAAGATCACAGACCCTGACATACGTGAGCAGGTGATCCAAGCTGTACACCGAGGCACCCTCCAGATTATCCAAGGCACCTTCATCGGTGAGCGCGGTAAGTGGGTGCATGATGGCTGGATGCGTGCGCTGGCACAGTTCCGTACCTTCCCTATCACTTCGATGGAGAAGCAGTGGGGCCGTCAGCGCAATAGCCGTGGAGTGGCTTCGGCACTGGGTATGATTATGGGAAGTATGTCGCTAGCGACACCCATCTACATGGCCCGTACTTACGCTAACTCTATAGGCCGCGAGGACCAAGAGGAGTACCTAGAGAAGAACTTGCAGCCGATCAATATTGCCAGGGCCACTATGAACTATGTGGCTATGAGCGGTATGGCTGGTGACTTCGTGGGCTTTACCACAAGCCTGTTACCTGATGACTGGGGTGTATCCCCCGTGCAAGGCCGCAACGGGCAATCTGCTGACTTTGTCGGTAGCTACATCCTGCCAGCATCGAGCTTGGTAGACGATGGTTACAAGCTGTTGCAGAACCTTGATGACCCAGCAGCATGGACTAAAGTTGCCCCGTTCGGGCGACTACCGTGGCTGCTCCCGGCTATGAACGCCACCAAGGATTAGGCTTAAACCCCTGAGCCTATACTATCGCCCCGCCTAACCAGCGGGGCTCCCTATTTAAGGAGGCCCCCGTGCCTACACCTACCGAACAACTTTTATCACGTACTTCGTATGCGGGTGACGGGGTCACTACTGCTTGGAACTTTACGTTTGCAAGCGGCTACATTGACCAAGAGCATGTTAAGGCTTACGTCACCGATAGCGAAGGGCTCCGCACTGACCTAGTGCTCACCCCCGCCGACTTCATTGGCGAGTTCCAGTTGCGGGTAATCCCTGCTGTGGCCGTCAGTGACGTGTTGACTATCTACCGGGACACCCCGAAGGATGCACCCCTTGTTGACTTCCAAGATGGTAGCAACATCACAGAGGCTGCTCTCGACACCCTAGCCCGACAGGCCGTATTTGTAGCGGCTGAGGTTAGCGACGAGCTTGGCCTAGTCGTAGGACCTGCCTTACAGGAAACTGCCCAGCAGGTTGCCGATAACGCTGCGGCTGCTGCGGCTAGTGCTGCGGCTAGCGCTGCTAGTGCTGTAACTGCCGAAGGCGCTGCTACCGCTGCGGCTGCTGCGGCTGCTGCCGGTGTGCTCCCTGCGGTACTTGCTGCCATCAACCCGTTAGTGGTTGCTGCCGATGCTAGCGCAGATGCTGCCGCTGCTAGTGCCGTCACTGCCCAAAGCTACATAGCCCCGGCACAGAATGCTGCGACGGCGGCTGAAGCTAGTGCCTCAGATGCGGAGGATGCTGCGGCTATTGCCCAGTCCATTGCAGGCTCACTAGGCGGGAGCTTCGGCTTTACCAACACCGCCTACGATTTCGGCTTTGTCACAGACACTGCTACCTACCTTGACTTAGATTGTGGAGCTTTACCATGACAACTGAATTACGCCTACGCCGAGGCACTACGGCCCAGACCAACGTCTTTACTGGCGCTGAGGGTGAGATTACCATCAACACTACGACCAAGGGTATCCACGTCCATGACGGCGTTACCCCGGGCGGTACGCCCATTTCTGGCGCTGCTGGTCTTGCGGCCCACTTGGCCGATCTGGCTAATCCCCATGCTGTAACTAAGGCACAGGTCGGGCTGAGTAACGTGGATAATGTGTCATCTGCCGCACTCTACAACCGTGCTAACCATACAGGCACACAGCTAGTAGCTACTATCAGCGACTTCGCCACAGGCGTGCTGAATACTGTACTGACTGGCCTGAGCCTTGCCACAAGCACAGCGGTCACGGCTGCTGACACGCTGTTGGTGGCCATCGGTAAGCTACAAGCACAAATCACCCTGCGTGCCCTGCTGACTTCTAACACCTTCAGCGGTAACCAGACGCTGTCAGGTAACAAGCTGATCGAGGCTAACCTTGAGAAGGTTACTGAGGTGGCTGCTGCCCCGACAATCTCTGCCGGTGTACTCAACCTCGATTTGGCTAATGGCCTATCTAAGGTAGCTCTAAATGCTGCCATCACGTCGATTACTGTTACTAATAACGTAGCCTCTACGACTAAGGTACAGGCGCACACAGTTGAGTTTACGGCTGACGGTACTGCCCGCGCTATCACATGGCCTGCTGGTAACGGTACGTCTACGCTGCTGTTTAAGTGGCCCGGTGGTACAGCCCCTACTATGACTAGCGCTAACGGTAAGCGCGATGTGTTCCTATTTAAGAGCGTTGATACGTTCCTGTGGGATGCGTTTATTGTCGGGCAGAATCTGTAATGCGGTTCGCTAAGTCGGCCGTTGCCAAGGCAATCGGGTCTATAACTTATGCCACATGGAATCCGTCTGACAAGGCTATCGGTGTTACTCTATCGGTAGCTAACCATACAGCATACTCTGCCGCTGTTAACGACCCAGTGCGGGCTACTGTAGGTAAGTCTATAGGGTCCGGGAAGTACGTGTGGGAAATCCGTAACGGTAATGTGACGGGTATCATGAACTCCGCCCCATCTATGGTAACTGGTAATTGGCCCGGCGGTGATCTTAATAGCTGGGGCTACCATCGTTCCGGGGCGGTGTACCGCAATGGTAGTATTCTATTCGGTGGACCTGCCTTCATAGCCACTGATGTTATAACTGTACTATTTGATGCAGGGGCGGGTACTCTAACTTGGTGGCTTAATGGTACACCCATCGGCTACACTGTTACAGGCATCACCGGTGGGCCATATTACCCTTGTAGTTCTATGTATGATGGTGGTGGCTACGGCTACTCTACCATTAACGCTGGGGATAGTGCTTGGGCCTACACCCCAACTGCTGGTTTTGTCGGTCTCTCTTAATAGGTAACCATGAAAATACTTTGTTCTATGCTGATAACATTCTTCTTATGCGGTTGTGGGGGCGGCGGGCCGGGAGGGGAGCCTCCAGTCCCCCGCTTAAAGACCGCCTTTATTAACCCATCCGATGCGATCATCCCTGCGGGGGATAGTTATGACTATCGCATTGCCGTAGTAGAGGACGCTAACCCCATCACCTCTGCGGCCTATCAGGCTACTCAGTCAGGCGAGCTTATCGCTTGGCCGGGGCGTACCCGGGAAGTCGGCTTCGGCGGCTTCAGTGCCTTCCTTGACGAAGTCGTAAAGTACCCTGCGTTTAAGTACGTGTACTTGTACGACGAGCTTGGGCTGGGGCATGGCCGACCTGTTGACGAGTTGCACCTAGAGGACCAGACCGCTGTGCTGGCTGCTAGCGTGCAGGTGCGTGAGCGCGGTCTTAAGTCTATGGTGATCTACTTTCCTAATGCTGTGCTTAACCCTGCGTTTACGCTAGGCGTGGCTAACGGGATTGACATTATCGGGCTTGACATTTACCCGAACATTATGCCGACATTCAGCGTACCTAACCTGTACCCGGGCAACCCTTACAAGAACTACTTGGCAGCTATGGTAACTAAGCTGCGCGGTATGGGCTTTACTGGTGAAATCTGGTACGTGTACCAAGCCTTCGACATCGTTGGCAATGACCCCGTGTGGTTCACTGCCGAGCTTGTAAAGCAGAGGGCCGCGATAGACGATGCGCTCGATCTTGGTATTACAGGTATAGTGCCGTTTGGGATGTACCTAGGTGCCGGTGAATTGGAGCGTGAGCCTAACTTGATCCCGCTTGAAGACACACAGCCTCTGGTGATCCCGTGATCCCCAAGCGCCTGAGGATTAACGGGCGCGTATTTAAGATCACCCTACTCCCTGCTGACTCTGACGCCCTTGGGCTGATGCACGGGGACGCGGGGGAGATTCAGATTAAGCCCTGTGACGACATGTTCGTTACTAAAGACACTGTCCTCCATGAGGCCATGCACGCCGTAAGGTATATGCAGGGCCGGGAGGATGGCGGTGAGGTCGAGGAGGACTATGTCCGTAGCCTAGCTACTGGCATCCTCGGCATTCTCCGCGATAACCCAACCTTTGCCAAATGGCTGATTGCTAAATGATATGACTATAGACCACGACTTCATCGTTGAGGCAACCCGCGCTGCACCCACGGTGACAGTCGGTGGCCTAACTATCGTAGGCATCCCCCTCCCCGAGGTGGTACTGCTCGTCACTTTGGTGTACACCGTTGCCCAACTCTACTTCCTGCTAAGGGATAAGTGGTACTTGCCACGGAAGATTAAGAAGGATAAACATGGCCGCGACTGATAACGCCCTACAAGAGCTTCATGCTCAGATTGCCCGTAGCCTCACTGAGGCCGTCAAGCCTATTGACGTTGTAGACGAGGAGACTGGTACTGTAAAGACACTACCCCCTAGTGCTGCGCACTTGGCTGCGGCTATCACCTTCCTCAAGAACAACAACATCACTGCCAGCCCTACTAGCAACAAGGCCCTGTCGGACTTGTCTGATGCGCTGGCTGCTCGCCGCAAGAAAAAGATTGCCCCTGCCGCCTTGCAAGAGGCTGAGGAGCAGTTAGCCTTTAACCTTGGCCTACAGGCGGGCGTGCAATGAAGGCATGGGAAGGCGTCGAGCAGGCTGAGGTTAGATGGGACCAGCTTGCCCTAGTGCAGGCGCACTACAGCGAGTTCGTCCCCTTCCTTGAGGACGTGATGCTAGAGCTTGGCTTTAGCACCTCAGAGATTCAGAGGGACATCGCTGGATACATAGCCTACGGCCCGGCCAGCATCATGGTACAGGCGCAGCGTTCGCAGGCTAAGACCACGATTGCTGCGGCCTATGCCGTATGGTTCCTGATCCACGACCCTACCGGACGTGTGCTAATCATTTCGGCGGGTGGTACTCAGGCTGAGGAAATCTCTACCCTGATCGTCCGTATCGTCATGAACATGGACGTGCTAGAGTGCATGCGCCCTGATAAGATGGCCGGTGACCGCACATCCGTGCTGGGCTTCGACTTGCACCACTCCCTCAAGGGCATGGACAAGTCCCCTAGCGTGGCGTGTGTGGGCATTGACTCTAACTTGCAGGGTAAGCGGGCCGACTTGCTGATCCCCGATGATATTGAGTCCTCCAAGAACTCGGCTACCGCTACCCAGCGGGCTAAGCTGTTGCACTTGACTAAGGACTTTACCTCCATCGTGGTGGATAAGAACGGTAACCCGGGCCGCATTGTGTGGCTGGGCACTCCGCAGACGATGGACTCTATCTACAACTCCCTTCCGGGGCGTGGTGTAGCTGTTCGTATCTGGCCGGGGCGTTACCCTACGCCCGAGCAGGTCAAGCACTACGGTAATAACCTGGCCCCTTACATCACCTCTCGGCTAGCACGCAACCCGTCGCTGGCTCAGGGCGGTGGCATGCTCGGGGATCAGGGCTTGCCGGTGGATGCCGTGATGCTGGGTGAGGAGACTCTCCAGAAGAAGGAGCGGGACCAAGGTACTGCGTACTTCCAGCTACAACACATGCTGAATACGACCCTCATGGACGCCATGCGGAACCCGTTGAAGCTAACTGCGCTGACGCTGATTAACCCGGCAGGGGATCGCTTCCCGCTGACGGTTATCCGTGGGATGCTTAGCTCCCATGTGCGTGACTTTGCTGTGCATGACTTCGGCTTTAAGCTGACAGAGGCCAGTGACGTTAGCCATGAGGTGTCTAAGCTGCAATCCCGTGTGGCTTACATCGACCCGGCTGGCGGAGGCGCTAACGGGGACGAGACTGCGTGGGCTATTGGGGGATTCCTCAATGGCAATGTGCACTTGATTAGCGTTGGGGGTATGCCCGGCGGCTATGAAGAATCTAAGCTGGAAGAACTGGCGAAGATCATCGCGGCACATAAGCCCGACATAGTGAAGATCGAGAAGAACATGGGGCATGGTGCTTTCCGCGCCGTCTTTGCACCTATATTACGCAAGCATCTGCAATGCGGCCTAGAGGACGACCTTGTCCACGGGCAGAAAGAGGCACGTATCATCGCCACTCTGGAGCCTGTCATGGGCCGTGGGGCGCTGGTGGTGTCCGAGGCTGTGGTACGGGAAGACGCTATGCGCTGCGCGAATTACGCACCGGCCTTGCGCCTAACCTACAGCTTCTTCTACCAGATGGCTAAGCTGTCCGCTGTACGGGATAGCCTCGTACACGATGACCGCGTTGACGCAGTGGAAGGGCTAGTCCGTCACTTCCAAGAAGCACTGGCCCTCGATCAAAAGAAGGCTGTTGCAAGTATGGCTGCTAAGGCTCACGCCGAAGCAATCAAAGACCCTATGGGTTATCTCCGCTACTCGACTCCCACATCCGGTGGGAACAGTATGCTCAAACACCGTCGTAGACGGTAACAGGTGCCGCTTAACCGCCGCCTAACTAAGGAATCACCATGCGTGTATCTACTCTCCCCTCTCCCGGCCTGTTGTCTATGGGCATCAAGCTGCGCAATGAGGCCGCTAAGGCTATCTCTGCTGTCGAAATCTCTGCTGGCCGCGGTCACGCAGGTGCTGCCAAGTCCCCGCATGCCTTCCAGCTTAGCGCCTTCTTCACGGCTTGCGCTGCTGCTCTCTCGGCCTTCGTTGAGACTACTGTGCCCGTGATCGCTTCCCGTAGCATTGGTGCTGCGAACAAGAAGCGTATCGTGCTGGCTTACGGCGAGGGCTTGGACCCTACCTCTGTGCCTGCTGTTGGCGACTTCGCTATCACCACACAGGCCAAGGCCGTGACCAAGGTGACTATCGATGGCCCCTTCGTCTACCTGGACGTGGCTACGGACTTCGTGGCAGGTGCCGTTAACGTGGCCTACACTGGCGGTACTAACAAGCTGAAAGACGTATCGGGTAACCTCGCTGCCGACTTCACTGCTACTGCCGTCACCAACGGTATCGTCTAATGACGTTCCCCGACTGGATCAAAGGTCGGGTGGCTGTAGCCCTGCTCTCGCTGTCTATCGGCGGGGCGGGTGCTATAGTGGCCCATGAGGGTATGCGTCCCGTAGCGTACAAAGACCCTGTCGGCATTGTCACTATCTGTGCTGGTCATACAAAGACCGCTAAGATGGGGCAGGTGCTGAGTGCTGAGCAATGCGCTAAGCTACTGCAACAGGATGTCCGTGATGCCGAGGCTGCTATTAAACGCCTAACCACAACCAAGCTGACGCAGCGGCAGTATGATGCGCTTGTGTCTTTCGTATTCAACGTAGGTGAGTCTGCTTATGCTAAGAGCACTATGCTTCGTCATATTAACTCAGGTCGCTGCCATGCTGCGGCTGACGAGTTCAAGCGCTGGAACATGGCAAGCGGTAGAGTACTCCCCGGCCTGACTAAGCGGCGCGAGGCTGAGGCTATCGAGTTCCGGTCCGGTTGCGCACCTAGGGCTAACGTATGAAGTACCTAATCCTTGCCCTGTTCGTGGCCCTTGGGGCCTGCGGCTGGGGACTGTGGGCGCAAATCCACACAAATGCCGAGCTATCGGCCAAACTGGAGGGCACCGAGGAGGCCCTTTCCCGGCTCTCAGAGCAGCGCGAACAGGACCGGAAGGTGCTGGTAGCCCGGGCACAGAAAATCGCCTCAAAACAGCGGGAATTGACGCAGGCTCAGGAAGCCCTCGCAAAGGCCCTACAAGCGAATAATGACTGGAGCAATACCAATGTGCCAACTGATGTTCAAAAGGCGCTCACAGGCCGTTCTGATGGCTCTGAGTAGCTTCGCCACCGCTACGCGGGACGGTCTGCGAGGTGTGAAATACACCTTCTGGCTGATGCTGGTGGGGCTCGGGCTGGTGGCGGGTAGCCTAAGTGGCTGCAAGGCCACCCTGCCCCATAAGGTTCTGCCTCCCGTAGAGCTAATACAGGACTGCCCCGAGAGTGCTATCGACGTGACTACGAATGGGGGCTTAGCTAAAGCTGTTCCTATACTTAGAAGCGACCTAGCTAAATGTAACATAGATAAGGCTGCGCTTAGGGCGTGGGCCGGAGAAGGAAAATAATGAGTACCCCTATTAACAACCGGGCTTTGCCCTTTAAGTACACCGTAGCTGGTGTTATCCCTATCAACACTATTCTGTTGGACTGGGATACACGAGAAGACCCGGCCACTGCCCTAAGCCTGCACGTCACGTCGCTAGGTACAACCGGTGTCATTACGCCGGAGTTTAGTTCTGACGATGTGAACTACGTGAGCGGATGGGTAGAGCCTGCTACTATTAACAGTGCCACACAAGCTACTATTACAGCAGCCGGGCTATACATTGTACCAAAGCTGGCACGTTTTATTCGCTTTCGTATGTCTACAGCGACAACGGCGGGTACAACCACCTTCGCCGTTGTGCCTTGCTTTACTGATCTGCGCTCTAGCTCTGTAGGTAGCGCCCTAACATCCACAGTTAATGGGCCGGCGGCCCACGACGCTGCGGTAAGCGGTAACCCTGTGCGTTTAGCGGGCCGGGCCGTAACAGCTAACTATACAGGTGTTGCAACGGGCGATACGGCAGACCTTATCACTACAGTAGTAGGCGCGGCCATCAATAAGCCTTACTCTATCCCTGAGGCTGACTGGCAGTATGCTGCTGCGGCAGCGGGTATCGTTAATACTACCGACGTTGTTGCTAAGGCGGCAGCGGCTGCGGGTATCCGTAACTACGTGACGGCTATTCAGCTACGCAATACCAATGCCGTAGCTACCGAGTTTGTTATTAAGGACGGTGCTACCGTGATCTGGCGCACGCAGTTACCAGCAAGCATGACGGGCAGCATGGAGGCTACTTTCCCTACACCCCTTAAGGGTACAGCGGCGGCAGCTATTAACATTGCCTGTATCACTACCGGGGCAGCAGTGTATGCTAATCTGCAAGGTTACGCAGCGCCTTAAGCACTAGGCTAGGTTAGGGCTACGGCCTAGCTTACTCAGAGCCCGGGCCTAAAACGATTCGGAATTGTGAGGGGGCACCTCCAATAGACGCAGGCGCGTACTCCCCCATGGGCCTGTGCCTACACGCACGCGGGCGCTAACACACGCGCGACTAAAGGGCTATGTGCGCATACGCGTAGCCCACAGTTAGCCCTATCCTTAGCTTGATGCTTAGCCTCTACGGGCTATGCTGATAGCTGGATATGGGCGATTATTCGGGCGCTATGCGGCACTGATATGGCCGGGGCATTTGAAGCGCTCCACGGGGCTATAAAGGGCCTTCCCGGGGCATTGTGAGCGGGCTCGGACATAGCTCACGGCACGGACTACGGCCAGAGCCTGTTAATAAAGCGTTAATTAATTAATCGTTCATTAATCTGAGCACGGGAGGGCGGCATCTGTATCATGTTGCACATTGATACTGCCTAGCTGCCTCATTGCTTCGCTAGCTACTGCTGAGCTACAGACATAGCTATTGCTTAAGCTCTACGCCAAGACTACAGACATAGCCTAATGCCTATGCACCTATACTACATCTCACAATCCGAATCTATAAGGCTAAGCTCTACCGATAATCCCTCGCATCTATTGCAGTCATGGAATGACAGGCCACCAATTAGCATTGGAGCTACAGACTACGTCTTAACATCGAATAGACAGACATCCCTATGACTGAGAGCTATAGACTACAGACAATAGCTATAGACATAGACGAATAGACATAGCTACGACAATAGAGCTACAGACAAGACATAGCACTATGGCTATAGGACTAGACCTATTGACAAGAGGCTATAGAACTGTGATAGAATACAGACATGCTAGAAACTACCTAGAAGCCACGGTCTACGACCTAAGGCTAATAGGAGCTACTAGATAGCTAGGCGAAGCCTCTGGGCCACCCTAGTGACCTATTGACAGACACGGGATAAACTGTGCTACAATAGCGCCAGATAATTAATTGCTTGAGTTAGCATCAATCGATACTTGATGCCTGAGGGTCTGAAGATGAAGGACTACAGCTAAGCGAATAGATTGATTATCGACAATGGGCTGATAGTGTGTTACACTATAGGCCAGATACGAAAGTATCAAGGTTGATAGGTGCTTAGGCATCTGTTGACAGTAGCTGCGAATTGTGATACAATAGCGGCAAGACGGTTAGCTTAGGCTAGATCGGTGATAGTGGTCTGATTGCAGACTATGGACTTTATAGCGCCCTTTGGCTTTAGTGCCTTCGGTATGATTTCAAGCTATACGGTCAGACGGCAACGATATATCGTGCGAAGTGGGAAGCCATGCCCCGAGCGATATTAGCCCGAGTGGGAACCTTGATGTCAAGTACTTAGAGTAGCTTACACCTCAGGGACGGTCGAACTAGATTACGGTCTACGCTTTGATTAGTCTTGGGAGTTGCGCCCTGTATGTTTGGGTAAGCGGATTACATAGTGCGACGCGGCATCAAGCCTAGGTTCTAATGTGCTTACATTAGCGGCTTAAGTCCTAGTAATAGGTAAGTGGCCGGGATAGGTGCGTCTAATAGCGTGCGTATCTGTTGTAAGTAAAGTTAGAGCTTAGGGATTAGGGTTATGCTATAGCCTTATTCCCTACGCTCTGTAGGTTAGAGCGCTGTGCGAAGCATGGTGCGATTTATTACTTTGGAGTATCGAATGAACCTGAAAGACATTGAAGCTAACATCGTGAAGATTGCCAAGACTGGTGCCGCATTGGATGCATTGATCCAAGCGACTGGGGTAGGTGTACTTGTACACTTCGCTGAGCATCACGATGCTGCTATCGTTAACCGTCTGTATCTGGCCCTGCCTGCTGGTAGTCGTAAGACTGCGTTTGCAAGCTGGTTACTGGCTTACGGTGCCGTTATGGTGAATAACGGTGAGAACAAGAAGGAGCGCCCATTCTTGTGGGACAAGGAGAAGGAGACTAAGCCTGAGGCCGCTGCTGAGGATATGTGGTACAACCATAAGCCCGAGAAGCCCTTGGACGAGGTGTTTGATTTGCAGAAGGCTGTGCGCAGCTTGCTGGCTAAGGCCGGTAAGGCGGGTAAGTTGGAGCATGGTGACGGTGATACGCTCAAGGCTTTGGCTAAGTGCGTCGGTATCGCTGAGTCTGATGTGCCCACACGTCCGACTAAGGTTAATCTGGGCAATGTTCCAGCGGCTACGTTTTAAGGCTTAGCAGGTTGGGCTCGTAATTGAGCCCTTCCTAGTACGTCTTAGGTTGACGATGAACGAGACCCGCTTAGCGGGTGCCTCTGACGTACTGAAAGCGCTATGCGGTAGTATAGTAAGCATCCGGGTTAGTCCAGCAGACTCTGTGGCCCGTTACCAATAATGAGAGTGTGTTAGCAGGTCACTGCCTGTAGGCTATTCCGTAGCCTATGGAGAGTGTCTTAACAAGGAGATAGTATGGTATCTGTTGTAATGGAATGGTCTAAGGCTGCTTTAATGGTGGCCTTAGCCGCATGGGTCTGGGCCTATGTGCTTGTATGCTGCATTGAATGGGTGCGTGAGCTTAACGATTACTGACCGCTGGTGGCCCGCCGCTGGGCGCATTCGGCATAACCCTAACTGGCAGGAGATTAAATATGACTTGGCGAAGTACGGTGGCAGGCTAGCCCTGCGCCTTACAGGGGATAGCTGACGACGGGTGTCAGCCTCTGGGCTATCTATCAAAGACCTTGTCACGGTGTAAACTGACCGCCCGCCGAAGCGAACGTAGCCGACTGCCCTAGCGTCTGTTGATGACTAGGGCTTTCGAGTGCGCTTTGCACTTTCTAAGGAGATTGTATGAAGAAGACATTTCAGGCCGCCGACCTCGGCCATGCTCAGGCAGATGCCGTCAATTCGGCTAAGGCTTACAAGGCCGCACAGACTGCTGCCTTTAAGGCCCTTGAGGCTCTCAAAAAGGCTGAGGCTGCGCACATCGCCGCACAGAAGACTCTGGCCGCTGCTGTGGAATCCGTGATGCAAGCTACCAAGGTGCTGTGATGGCTAAGGCAACGCTTATTAGTAAGGCTACCCCGCCTACCGCAGGTACGCCAGAGTATAAGGTTGAGGGTAAGCCTTACCGTGCTGCTAAGGCAGGGATGCCGTCTAATCCGGGGAAGGTGTCTATAGAAATGACTGTAGAGGATGCTCAAGCCCTCTACGTCATCCTAGGGCACGGTGTATGTACCGCAGGGAACACTTCTAAGAGCGGTGCCGAGGTATACTCAGCCTTACTAGAGGTCGGTATGGGTAGGGGTAACCCGTTTGTATGGAACATTGGGGACCCTGCTGTAGGGCATGGGCGTCACGGTCACGGCTATTTAACAGATACCCGCCTACCGCCAAGGTCCAAATAGCCCTCTATGGGCGACTGTGCTGGCAGTGAATCCAGACCATTGGGCATGACGCTGTAACTCCCTGTAAGGGCGTGCGGTGCTCTCTGGTCTGCACTTACGCAGATTATCAACTTAGGGGTAATCATGGCATCTATTGTCAAATCGTTTAATGGTAGCCCTGCTGTACCGGCGGTGGCTGAGGTCAAGGTCGAGGGTAAGCCTTATGTGGCCGCTAAGGACGCTAAGCCTGCTGTAGAAGCTGGCTATACCGTTTGCCTATCGCAGACTGAGTTGGACTGGGTCGTTACTGCCCTTGGTATGAACAACTCATCCCGAGAAGGTTCTGCCTTTACCTTCCACTTGTTTGATAAGCTGGAGGGTTACTCTAGCGAAGACCGTCGATTGGGTTATGTGAATGGTCCTAACAGCATCTGCATCCCGGGCTAATCATGAACTACGAGGACACACTCATAGCCATGCTAGCGCCTCAGGAGATTATCGACTGCGCTAAGCGGCTCGATGCCAACCAGTACCGTGGAATGCTAGACTGCCCGGCCAGCACCTTCCGCAAGCTGGACGAGGATGCCTTGACCAAGTGGTACAACCAAGCTGTAGGGCAGAACCGTTATGGACAATAATGCCGTACCTATCTGCCCGGTTATCCTTAACGTGGGACTGTGCTCGTCAATTGACGATGCTACTAGCGCTGTACATGCTGAAAGCCTGCGACTGGCTTTCTGGTACAAACTTGCTAAAGAGCGAGGAGGTCAAGTCTACCTCCAGCACAGCAACACGGAACCCACGTTAGTCATCTACTTGGAGAAGCCCCCGGCTTGTCTCCAACTCGCCATAGAGCGTACACAGCAAGGCGCTATTGCTGCTTACTACCCGAGCCTACGTCAAGGGTGCCTGATAGGCCCTAAGGCTAAGGAATACGGGCCTTTCTTGCGTGAGTTCTTTGTGCTGGCTGATGGTCAGCGTTTGTGTGAGGTGTCCTTATGATTACCTATTACCTAGCCTTTGTGCTGCTGCTTCAACCTGACTTCCCTCCAGAGATTCTGGAAGGGTATCAAGGTAAGGAGGCATGCTCAGTAGAGGCCGACAAGCAGAACCGTAACAGTCCTATTGTCCGGGACAAGACTGTGCGTGAGTTGGGCGGCGAGTTCGTGTGCCTCAGGGTGGAGCGCTTGTATGTATAACTTGGAAAGCCCCGGCCCTAACGAGGGGCGTATGCCCGGTGCCGGTAGCGCCCAACCTACCTTCAAGGTCCTAAACGTACCGACCGCTCTGTGCACAGGTTGCGTCAACGATAACCCTATACGACCCTTTGAGCTTAACGGCCCTGCCGGACACTGTGGTGCAGTGTGTCCCGGCCATAAGAAAATCCTTGTCAGGGCCTAGCCCTTTGCCCTCGTAATTGAGGGCTTAGGGGTACATCCTGTACCGGCCTAGTCTAACGGCTAGGTCAATCTCTTTAATCTAGGAATCATATGACCGACAAGAAAGTTTTGACCAAAGAAGAACGTATCGCCTCCCTGGAAGCTCAGATCGCCAAGCTGACCCAGCGCTTGGATGATGTTCGCAATGACCGAGTTGTCGCCAAGGCCAAGAAGGTCGTGGCTCTGCCTGAGATTGGTGACGTTGTGGCCTTCACCTATGGACGCACCACACCGACAAGCACGGCCCGTGAGTTGGTTGGTACTGTCATCGGCGTTAAGGCCAAGGTTGAGCCGGGCGAAGACGGCAAGGGTGGTACACCTGCTCTGGTCCGTGTGACCGTAGGCTCTGGCTTCGACATCGAAGTGCTGACGATCTACCCTGCGCAGATCAAGCCTGAGACTGAGGCCCCTGCCTTGGACGATGCTGCTGAGTAATAGCGGCTAGACCCTTGGCCCTGCTAACGCGGGGCCTTGGGCCTACCTGTTGTAGGTTTACTATAGGAGTTACCATGTTGACTAAAGAAGAAGCAGCACTACTGTACCGTAACGAGTGCGCCCTGATCCTTGAGGAGATATTGGCAGGCCGTGCGCCTCACTTGACCAATGGCCTGTGCCGTCTTATTGCTAGTCGCACCGACTGGGCCGAGTGTGACTTCGGTTTTGATCGCTCAATAGGTTACGCCATTAGCCGTGAGGTTATGACAGGGCGGGAATATTGTGGCTACCTTGGGCAGCAGGGTGTATGGACACCTAAGCGCCTGGGCTTTGTGTGCGGTGTGGTTGCGATGACGGAGGCAGCTTGGGTAGCGCGTGTAAATGCGGGCACTCCGTCCTGAGGAACTACGGGTAGCCAAGAACCTCAAGCCGGGACATAAGACCCGCGTTGACCATGACTGCGGGGGCGGTAAGACTGCACTCCTTAGCCACACAGGCAAGGGCTATAGTCTGCACTGCTTCCGTTGCGGTGAGCCGGGCTGGTCACCAGCCGAGCCGGAACCCTTAAGCGTAAGACTCGAAAGGCTGAGCAAAGCTCAAGCCATTGACAACGTGGTCTGCCAAGATGCCACGTTACCAGAGCCGCAGGTTCGTGCTTGGGGTGACTGGCCCGGCGAGGCCCGGCTGTGGTTCTTGAAAGCGGGCCTCTCCAGCCACGATGCGGGCCAACTGGGGGCCTACTATCACCCCGGCACCCAGCGCGTCGTGTTGCCCGTATACAGCCCCGCCAAACGCCTTTTGTACTGGCAGGCGAGGGCGCTGGACAAGCGCCTCCCAAAGTATCTCGGTTCACCAGTCGGGAAGCAAGGGTGTGTGCCTATGTGGGGTAAGGCTGATGCCGTCACCCTCACTGAGGATATACTTAGCGCCTACAAGGTGGGCACAGTAGCTGAGGGCTGGTGTCTGCTAGGTACTAGCATGACTAAGACGTGCCTCGGTAAGCTGCTAGAGCGTGGCGCACCTGTCAACGTATGGCTTGACCCTTACGGTATAGACAAGGCTGGCACGGTAGCAGCGAACAAGGTTAGTAAGCAACTCAAGGCTGTTGGCTTAGAGGTGCGCATCATCAAGTCCTTAACGGACCCTAAGTTAGTTCATCGTTCACAAATCAAGGAGTTGTTATGCAAGCAAGGTCACTAGACCCAGTTACCAGCAAGGGTAAGCGCAAGGTCAACAAGTATGAGCAGGCTGTGCTTGAGCAGTTAGCAGTACCTAGATACTCCGCAGCAGAACCTAATGGGGTTACGGGCCTGACAGGCAAGGAACTAGCCATTGTTTCAGGCCACCCCCTTAACTGCATCACTCCACGCTTCGCACCGCTGCGCCGTAAGGGTTTGATTAAGGCGGCTACTACGCTGAATATTATAGGCCCTCGCCAAGTCATCAAGCGCGACAAGCAGATCGTGTGGGTGCTGGCGTGATGCAGCAGTTCGCCGTGTGGCACCGTCGCGGTGGGGAGCGTGATCTTATGGTTATGCATACTGACAGGTATGATTACCTGTATGGGTTCAATCGGTTTATCAAGACACTTAAGGACTAACATGACAATCATTTCACAAGCTCGCTCATTCGCAGCCCTCATGGCTAAGGTCTTCCGCAGCAAGCCTGTCAAGAAGGCCAAGCGCTACCCCGTTATGATCTCGGCGCCTGCTGGTGAGATCGTCGCATGGAATCGTAAGGTAGCTGCCGGTAAGATCAGCCGCAAGGGGTATCGGGTATCATGAGCCCCGAACTCTACCGCACCGACTTCCCTATGCCGGATGACCGTAGCTTTAAGAACTACGGTAAACGCTGGACTGATGAAGAGAAGGACAAACTCGCGTGGTTGTTCTCTCGATTTAGCCTACCCGGCATCTGCCGTCAGCTTGAGCGCCCTAAGGCAGGCGTCTTAGCCAAGCTCTGCGAGGCTAACCTGATTCACCATAGCTACCGTGATGGTAAGTATTACATGGGCGCTAAGCCTGAGCCCGTTGACGTGACATCCGCACGCCAAGCAGGTAAGTCTGCCTTCTTTGCTCACCTCTACGGCACTAGCGAAACCACAGCTAGCACGATACAGGGCAAGAGCTTTGATGCCTACATCATGGATGAGGTCTTTAAGCACCACAACATTCACGATAGCCTGCATGACGCCATGCGTCACGTCCCGCTGGGTCCCGACCTGCAACAACTTCTTAAGGAACCTACCATGAACACTGCACCCAACATTGAAACCAAGACCTTCATCAACGGTACTGACGCCAGCGCCATGACCGATGCACAAATCTTTAGCAAGATCGCTACGCTTGAGGCTGAACACAATCGCCTTGATACCATCAAGGCCAAGCCTACCAAGCTGGTCAAGGTTATGGAGCAGATCACTGCCGACATCGCCGCGCTGGTGACCTATGTTGACGGTCGGTAAGCCCCTCATATGGCAGGGCTACAGCGGCTGGTGGTTATGTGCCTGTATCCCCCACAACGGTAACAAAACCACTGGATCAGGCAGCACCCCATTAGAAGCATACAACAACTGGAAGGGGCAGCAACTTGTCACTTGACATCACCGCGCTCCGGCTACTCAAGTACCGTGAGCGATACGAAAGGCTGGGCCGTAGCGTACCTAAGGCAGCGCTTGCCCCGCTTACTGCCACCTTGCTGGAGGACTTCGGCAAATTTTTCAAGGAGTTCCCTGATGCTAACCGCATTGAGCAAGGGCCATTCCTCATGTGGTTCAAGGGATTCCGTCACCCGAACCTACAAGAGGCTGAGCTTACCGTCTACTCTGCCATCATCGGCAAGTCTATGGAAGATGTCGATGCTAGCATTGAGTCTGGCCTTATGGCTAGGCTTGTTGCCGCTGACACAGCAGCTAAAGTTACCTCACTGCTTGAGCGATGGAACGCTGGCGACGAGGTTGACCTGTATGCTACCCTCCGTGGGCACGTTGAGTCCTACGAACAACAGGTAGATCGCAAGGTCAACAACCCTCAGGTGCTTGATCCCATCGAGGACTTGCTCAAGGCTGAGGAGAATGACGTCGGCTTGCACTGGCCCCTGCCCTGCCTTAACCGGCACATCAAGCCGCTGCAATCTGGTGACTCTATTGTTGTGGCTATGCGCCCCGACGCGGGCAAGACTACCTTCTGTACCCAAGTGGTCACACACATGGCACCGCAGGTAGATCAACTGTTCCCTGGCGAGGAGCGCTCTATCCTATGGTTCAACAACGAGGGACCGGGCCGCAAGATTGTGATGCGTGCATTCCAGTCTGCGCTTAACGCTACCGTTGAGGACTTGGTCAAGTGGAGCAACGAACCAGCCAGCGCAGCGGGTACCAAGTACAAGACGCTAGTGCGGGAGAAGTATGCCCAAGCCCTAGGCGGCAGGCCCGGCGTGCTCCGCATCTTCGACATCCATGGTATGTGGAACCATGAGGTCGAGGACTTGATGCGTAAGTACAAGCCTGCTCTGGTGGTGTTCGACATGATCGACAACATCAAGTTCGGCGAGGCTATGAGTAACAACGGGTCACGCACTGATCAGATTCTTGAGGCCATGTACCAGTGGGCTCGGATGATGGGAGTCAAGCATGACTGTGCAACCATAGCCACCAGTCAGCTAAGTGCTGACGCTGATGGCGTTAGCTTCCCTACCCTGCCTCAGCTTAAGGATAGCAAGACAGGTAAGCAGGGTGCGTGTGATGTTATCATCACTATCGGTAAACTCAATGACCCAGTGCTAGAGAATAGCCGCTACATTGGCACGACCAAGAACAAGAAGGTTAAGACTGGTCAGAAGTCTAGCCCAATGCAGGAGGTGGTGTTTGATGGGGCACGTGGTCGCTACGTGGAGATAACGCAATGACAGTCATGCGACCCTGGGACATAGAGACAACCACGACCACTAGCTTCAAGCGCAAGGCTAACCCCTTTGATGAGGCTAACTGGTGCGTGACGCACGGCTACCGTGATGTCAATGGTGCTATCGTAGAGCACCGCTTCGGCAGCAGCCGCCCGCCTAAGGGCTGGTTCTTGCAGGTGCTTGAGGGTACTAAGATGCTGGTCGGGTTCAACATTAAGTTCGACCTGTTGCATGCGTTGCAAGACCCCGACAACCTGGAAGGCTGGATGCGGTATATCGCAGACGGTGGCCTAGTGTGGGACTGTCAGATCGCTGAGTACCTGCTCAATGGCATGGGCCAGAAGGATCAGATGCTTAGCCTCGACGAGGTAGCCCCGCGCTACGGCGGAGGCGTTAAGGTGGACGAGGTCAAGGCATTGTGGGCGGCAGGAGTACAGACTCAGGACATCGAGCCCGAGTTGCTTAGCCGTTACCTATGCGGCGGGCCTGACGAGAACGGTACGTTCCAGCCCGGTGACGTAGAGAACACCGAGAAGATTGCTATTGCACAGATAGCCCGTGCCCGTGCCTGCGGTCAACTCAACAGCATCCTACTCAACATGGGTGCACTTGTGTTTACCGTCGAGGCTGAGCGTAACGGTATGTTTGTTGACAAGCAGCAAGGCATGGACCAAGCTAGGCTACTCGACATCGAAGTCGATAAGCTCACGGCACACCTTGCCACCTACCTACCCGCTGACCTGCCCTTTGACTTCAACTGGAACAGCATCTACCACAAGTCGGCGCTGATCTTTGGAGGCACGGTTAACTATGACCGCAAGGAGTGGGACTTGTCCACTGGCGGTACTACGTGGGAGGAGCCTGATGGTAGCCCTATGTTTGTGTACGCTCAGAAGGAGGCGACGGCTTGGCTACTCGACAACGGTGGGCACACGTTCGTTGATCCGTTTGAGGAGTCGTCCAATGTATACGCTACCTTCAAGGGCGGCAAGAATGCTGGCGAGTTCAAGACCAAGAAGGTTAAGGTCAATGACTACACCAAGCCTAAGGGCCGCATGGCTACAGCGCAGTTCAAGTTCGCCGGGTATACTACCCCCGAGCCTGAGTGGAAGGGCGCTATACCCGGGGTCTATAGCACATCGTCCGAAGTTATCGAGGAGCTAGGCACAAGGGACATTGCGTTCCTTAAGGACTACGCTAGCCTGATGAAGCTGTCCAAAGACTTGGGCACGTACTACATCAAGAAGCACCCCGAGACTGGCGTAACTACAGGCATGTTGACCTTGGTCGATGCACTAGGCATCATCCACCACAAGCTGAATATGTGCAGCACGGTGACGGCACGGCTTAGCAGCAGTGACCCTAACTTGCAGAACATACCTAAGGGTAACAACTCCGACATCAAGTTGGTGTTCAAGTCCCGCTTTGGTAAGTGGATCACGGATGACTATGGTGACATGGTCTATGTGCCAGATGGTAAGATCATCCAGTCAGACTTCTCAAGTCTTGAGGTGTACGTTCAGGCTATCCTGACCAAGTGCCAGCAGCTTATTGCTGACCTGCGTGCCGGGCTCGACATGCACTGTGTTAAGTTAGCAGCTAAAGAGGGGATGTCGTATGACGATGTGTATGCTCTATGCAAGGGTGACAAGTATGATAAGGCATGGGATTACAAACGAACCAAGGCCAAGGAGTACAGCTTCCAGTCTGCCTTTGGTGCAGGGGATAAAGCTATTGCCAAGAAAACTGGCATGGCTATTGAAGACGTTGAGCGCCTGCGTGCAGCAGATGAAGCGCGATACCCTGAGATACCCCAGTACTATGCCGACATCACTGCGACCATCAAGGCAGGGCGTAAGGTCACCCGCACGATACCCCATCCAGAGTTCCCCGGAGTCATGTGCAACATCGGCACAAGCTACTTCCGTACCCCGGATGGTAAGCTCTATAGCTACATCGAGTCACCCGCCCCCGGCTACCTTGTCAAGCGAGGCACTACAGCTAGCTTCTCCCCTACGGAAATCCGTAACTATGTGGTCCAAGGAACAGGCGGTGAGTGGGCCAAAGCGGCAATGGCCCTTTCCGTCAGGGCCTTCTACGCTCGGCGTAACTTCGGAGGAAAAGGCTTACTTGTTAACCAAGTGCATGATGCCGTATACTCAGACGCCTGCAACTCAGTAGCCTTTGAGGCTGCGGCTTTGCTTCATGCCTGCATGGAAGGGGCTAGCGATTACATGGCGTTCATGTTTAAGTGGGACATCCCCTTGCCTGTGCCTAGCGACACTAGCTGGGGCTTGAGCATGATGGACGAGGACAAGATACCCGGCCTCAAGGAACGAGCAGCAGTGCTGCGAACAGAATTGCGTAAGCAATACATGGGTGGCTTCACCCCAATCTCTTATCAATAGGAACTACATGATCGACTTCAAAGCGTTAGGTGCCCGGGCTGCGGCTGAGGGCAAGGACATGACACAGGCACAGGCTGGCGGCGGTGACTACACCCCACCACCCGAAGGTCCCTGCCGTGTTCGCTTCATTGGCTATATTGAACTGGGCAAGCAGAAGCAAAAGGTCAAGGGCATCGAGCAGATCAAGGACATGGTGCAGCTTGTGTTTGAAGTACATGGTAAGGCGTACCCTGTACACGTTGCCGATGACGGGACCAAGACTCCGGTGCGTATCAGCATCGAGACTAACCTGAGTCTCAACGAGAAGGCACACTTCTACAAACTGTTCCAGCGTATGAACCACACGCAACAAGCCAAACACATGGCCGAGTTGCTGGGCAATGGCTACAAGGCGCAGATCGTACACGACAAGTGGACAGGGCAAGACGGTAAGGAGCGCATCACAGCTACGCTTAAGGCGGCTGACGGCTACACCATCCAGCCTGCACGGGTTGAGGATGACGAGGTCGAGGGCGGCTGGCGTGCGCTTGAGGTGCCTCCTGCTATCAGCAGCATCCGTTGCTTCTTGTGGGACTACGCCGACCTCGACCAGTGGGGTAGCCTGTTCATCGACGGCGAGTTCCCTGAGCGTAAGAACGACAAGGGTGAAGTGATCGCCAAGGCCAAGAGCAAGAACGTCTTTCAAGACCGCATCAAGCGGGCCGTTAACTTCAGCAGCTCTCCGATGTACGCCCTGCTCACAGCAGGTGGCGCTAAGCTGGACATCCCTGATGCGGAGGATGGCGAGGACGCACTGGGAAAGCCGGAGCAGTCAGCTTCGACGACATCCCCTTCTGAGCAGGTGGCTAAGCTGGCCGCAGGCGGGGCCGATGCACTGTCGGGTATCTGCTAATGGCTACCCTCGATGACGCTAAAGGCGTGGTCGAGGGCCTTACCTTCAACATCGAGAAGCACCGATTCATCGGGTCAGCCTTCATCAATGGCGAGGGTAAGGACGTAGACATCCTGATCCAGATAGGCGAGCATGCTGATCTGGATGATCGTGCTTACGATCTCAAGTACCGCGGCTGGACAATCAACGCGGCTAACGATGACTACCCCAGCGCTGCTGGTTGGTTCGCTGCGCGTAAGGGCTTGGTGAACCTGCTGGTTACAACAGACCCCGAGTTCTATTGGGCTATGGGCAAGGCTGCTGATGTGTGCAAGAACTTGGTGGCTGTCGGTAGGCTACAGCCTGACGACAAGAGTGCCCGAGTGATCATCCACCGCACCTTAACTGGAGAGGCCCTGTGAGCATAGCAGACGCAATCAGTAAGGCCGTCGCTACTGCCCCGCAGGGCATGGGCGATGCGCCTATACTATCGAATCGAATCTTACGAGTAGACGGCGATGGCCTTGCGTACTACTGTGCAGGTAAGGATGGGTCTGACCCCGCCGATGCCAAGCGTGCAGTGCTGGATAAAATCCGGTCAGCACGCCGAGCATGTGGCGCTGAGAAAGTCATTGTTCTTTTAACAGCAACAGGCAGCACCAAGGGTGGCCGGTACGCTGTGGCTACAGTCAAGCCCTACCAAGGGCAGCGCGTGTCAAGCCGACGCCCCGAGAACTGGCGCTTCCTGCGTGAGTTCCTTGAGGGCTACGACGGCACAGAGTTTGTAGTACAGACAAGCCTCGACCAAGAGGCCGATGACCTGTTCGCTCAGGCCAGTCATGCTGACCCGCTAGCCCATGAGAACTGTGTGATCTATACACAGGACAAGGACATGCGTATGATCCCCGGCATCCACCTTAACTGGGTGGATCACAGCATGGTGATTGTGCCGCATGGTACGTGGGCTATCGTGCATAACGACAAGGTCTATGGGCGCAAGTGGTTCTGGCTACAGATGCTACACGGTGACACAGCCGACAACATCCCGGGCCTGTTCCGCATGGTGGTCAAAGGCAAAGAGGTCAAGGTAGGCGAGGTAACTGCCAACAAGATTCTTGCTGTGGCTAAGGACGAGGATGATGCATGGTCACTTGTGCTTGAGGCATACGAGACATACTACGGCCCCGGCTTTGCTGAGGTGCACTTGGCCGAGCAGGCGCAGTTGCTATGGATGCAGCGTACCTCAGGTAACCTTGACGTGTTCGGCGAGGGTGCGCCTTTGTGCTGGGCCAGTGCTCAGACTATGGAAGTAATCAACGCACGCATTCAAGCTGCTAAGGAACTCAATGACCTTGCCAACCAGACTCAAGACAACGCAAGTATCAGCGGCGCGGGCGCAACTAGCGAGTAAGCAGGGACAACGCTGCGCTGTGTGTAACACGGTGATGGCCCCTGGCACGGAAGTGCTGGACCATTGCCACAGTACCGGCGCGGTGCGTGCTACCCTGCATCGTGGATGCAATGCCCTACTCGGTAAGATCGAGAACAATCACAAGCGGTATGGTGTAACCAACTTGGCTGCGTTTACTAATGGGGTCGCTGCATACTTGCAGTACCACATGACTAACCAGACAGGCTGGCTGCACCCTACTCATAAGTCGGAAGACGAGAAGCGTATCCGACGCAACACCCTTGCCCGTAAAGCGAGGGCTACAAAGAAAGCAACAGCATGATTAAAGGCCCCAAAGTTGGCGTGTTAGATATTGAGACAGCGCCTATCATCGGCAACGTATGGGGCCTGTACGATCAGAACGTAGGTATCAACCAGATCGAGAAAGAGTGGGCTATCCTTAGCTTCGCCTTCGTTGATCTGGATGGGCGTAAGCGTGACGTAGTCTACATGGACAATGCAGGCAATGACGACCCGCGTGATGACTTCGTACTGTGCTACGCGCTGTGGGAAATACTCAACGAGTACGACTTCATCATCGCACAGAACGGTAAACGCTTTGACTTGAAGAAGATCAGGGCTAGGCTTATCGAGCTTGGCTTCCCGCCACACAGCCCGGTGCAGGTCATCGACACAATGCTGATGGCACGGCAGGTAGCAGCCTTCACCAGCAACAAGCTGGAATGGTTGTCAGCCCACCTGACAGACATCCCCAAGAGTAAGCACAAGAAGTTCCCAGGCTTTGAGCTATGGGCCGAGTGCCTCAAGGGTAACCCTGCTGCGTGGAAAGAGATGCGCCGGTATAACATACCAGACATCCTAGCCTGCCGTGCGCTATACCTTAAGCTGCGCCCGTGGGTAACCGACCACCCTAACTTCAACGTGTACCATGATGAAACTGACCTTGCCTGCCCGCGTTGCTCTAGCAGCGATCTGCATGAGCGGGGTTATAGTTACACTTCTGTCGGGAAGTATCGCCGCTATGTGTGTGGGTGTTGTGGCGGCTGGACTCGTAGCCGTTTCACATTGAACACCACAACCAAGCGTAAGACGCTGTTGAAATGATCCAAGTAGGCGACACCGTAAAACGTGTGGCCGCTACCTCCACCAGCCTGCTGCCTAAGGGCACGGTCGGGGAGGTGGCTGCGGTCACTACCCATAATCTTATCCTCGTAGCATACAGGTATCTGTTGTTACCGCTTGAGGATTTTGTCAAAGTTAACAAGGAGAACTGATGTCTACTAACTCTGATCGTAACCTACCGTTTAACCCCAACTGGGTGCCTAGTGGCGGCACCGTCAAGGAGACTGATCCACATGGCCGTTCCCTTAACGAGCCGGGGGCTAAGGCTGACGCCGGTAAGCTACGACCCACACTCGTACTCCGAGACATGGCTAACGCCATCCTCGCGGTCACAAAGATCGCGACTGATGGTGCTATCAAGTACACACCCGGCGGCTGGATCGTCGTACCTGAGGCGCAGGAGCGTTATGAGGATGCGCACCTACGGCACATGCTCAAGCGCTTTGCCGGTGAGCAGGTGGACTCAGATAGCCATAGCCTTCACCTCGCTCATGAAGCGTGGAATGCGTTGGCTAAGTTAGAACTTCATATCAGGAACACCAAAGCATGAGCGCAGCTACAGCACTTGTGATAGCTCTGGCTATCTACACCCCCGGCACAGTACGCTGTAGCCAAGAGCATGAGGACTTTGTGTATGAGGCAGTCGAGGCTACGGGCTTTGACGAGGGCCAGAAGGCTGAGCTTTACGCACGCATTGCCGAAGTGCTTACCCCGTCAACCCCACTGCGCGAGGCCGAGTACGCCATCGAGCAGGCTATCAATAAGGTACAGGACCGTGGCTGATTACATCGTACACAAAGCTATTGAGCTAGACGCCCTAAGCAAGAAGCTACAGGCTGACATTGAGAACCATGAGTACATCCTGTCCCCTAAGTATGACGGGTGCCATGTGATCTTCTTGTTCGATAAGGGTAGGTTCGTCGCCGCCCGCAGCCGCACCGACGAGACTGTGCATAGCATGGACCACATAGGCCGCAGCCTCCTAGACCACTACCCTGAATACCTCGCGTTCAGTAAGGTTGCCATCATGGGTGAGGCATGGATTCCCGGTGTGGAGTTCAGCGAGATTAGCGGAACCTTCCGACGCCATGCACCGCAGCCTCACCTAGGCTTCGTGCCCTTCGACACCGTGACGTGGCGCATGGACCAAGCCGAGGACGGGCGGCCTGTACTCGGTGAGTTCCATCACATTAAGGAAGGCCCCCTCAAGGATACCCGCACCTACTCCGAGCGCTTAGCTGCGCTCCGTAACCGGCACGACATGGTTAGTCTGGTGCATGCACCGGCGGCTTGGGGTATAAAGGGTAACGTGCTAGCCACAGCAACCTCCGAGGCAAAGCGCTACAAGGAGTTAGGCGGGTACGATGGCTGCATCCTGGCCCGTCGCGATGGGCGCTACCAAGTAGGCGCAGGTAAGGGTGGTGAGTTCATCAAGATCAAGCCGCTGATTAGCCACACCGTTAAGGTGAACGCCCTGTTCCCTGACCGTGGTGAGAAGACTGGCAAGAACACACTGGCCCTAGGCTTCACCTTCAACGGCTTGGGGCAGAAGGTTAGCACAGGGCTGACGCAAGCCGAGATTGATGATCCTCACCGATTCCTTGGTAAGATGATTGAGGTCGAGGCTATGGGCCTCACAGTTAACGGGCTACTGCGAGAGCCGCGTTACAAGGGTATTAGAACAGACGTACTATAAGGAACAAGATGCAAGAGTTGCTTTCGCAGGAACAGATTGAAGATCGCATGTACCTTGGCGGTATCGCTAGGGCAGAGGCGGGTATGGCTAACGCCGAGGCCCGTGGTGCAGCACATCAAAACCCATACGCTAAGGAGATTTTCCGTGACTACGTTATGCCTCTTGCTCAAGCCATCACAGCCGACTCAGTCTCAACCCAAGCCGGAGCACGGATGGCACATACCCGGCTTCTCCTTGGGTGCGACCCGGAGGCCGTTGCCCTTCTTGCTATACGGCATGCGCTTGGCATCCTACTCGGCCCAGCGCCCGAAGGACACCACACACTAGCCTACGGCATAGGCCGCACGATCAGCCGTGAGCTTGTGCTTAGCCAGTTTGAAATGCAGAACCCTGAGCTATACCATACGCTCAGCCGTGACTTCTCCCGCCGTATGTCTAAGGACGAGACGCACCGCATGACTGTGTTCAAGATGCAGGCTGCACAGAACGGGATCAAGTTTACTGAGTGGCCTGTCGGTGCCTACAACCAAGTGGGCCTGTACCTGCTGGGGTTGATGGAGCAGGCAGGTCTGCTTGAGGTAGACAAGACCGAGATACGTGTGGGCTATAAGCGTAAGCAGCGTGCCGTAACTCTCAACCCTGACGTGCTGGAGCGGGTCGATCAGATCAAGGCTTACGTGTCCATTACCTCTCCGGTGTACGGGCCGTGCGTCGAGCCTCCAAAAGACTGGGGCTTTGGCATACGCGGCGGCTTCCATACTCCCCGTATGAACATACGGAACGGTATGGTGCATGCCACTGCGGCTAGCCGTGACCTAGTGCGGGACACCGACATGCCTACTGTGTATGCTGCCATCAACGGGCTACAGCGTACCGCATGGAAGATCAACACCAAGGTGCTTGACGCTATCTATGATGTCTCCCGTGCGTTCCACACTAAGGAGATTGTCAGCCTAGCCGATAGCCCTAAGCCACCAGTGCCCGAGTGGTTGACCAAGGGTAAGGATAAGTCTACGTTCACCGAGCAGCAGATGGCCGAGTTCCTTAACTGGAAACGTGCCGTTACTGACTGGCATACAGAGCGCAAGATCATAGGCTCCAAGTACGGTAGGTTCTACAGTGCTACCCGTAGTGCCGAGTTCTTCCGGCATTACCCTGCGATCTACTTCGTGTACTTTGCTGACAGCCGTGGCCGCTTGTATCCCATGACTACCGGCATTAGCCCGCAAGGTAGCGACCTAGGCAAGAGCCTGTTGCACTTTGCCGAGGGCTACCCAGTGACCACCCCTGAGCAGGTGCTATGGTTCAAGGTACAGGGCGCTAACAAGTGGGGCTTTGATAAGGCTACCCTTGAGGACCGCGCCGCATGGGTAGACGAACGCAGCGACCTGATCCTCCAGTTTGCCGAAGACCCGGTCAACCACGTTGGCTGGACTGAGGCGGGTGACCCACTACAGTTCCTAGCATGGTGCTTTGAGTATCGTGACTGGTACTACGATGACGGTACGTTCAAGAGCCACCTGCCCATTAGCATGGACGGTAGCTGCAACGGGCTGCAAAACCTTAGCGCCATGTTCCGGGACAGTGTAGGCGGCAAGGCCACCAACCTGACCAACAACGCAGTGATGGAGGACATATACGCTAACGTAGCCAAGGCTGCTGAGAAGCGTCTGCGTGCTATGGTGTTCACCGAGGAACCGCAGCAGAAGGCTCAGGCTATGTGGCTAGCGCATGGCATCAACCGCAAGGCAGTCAAGCGGGCAGTGATGACCACACCCTACGGCGTTACCTTGCGTACCGCTACTGAGTACATCATTGATGACTACCTGCGGGAAGGGCTCGGACCTACGTTCGACAAGACAGAGTACCGCGTAGCTGCCGCTGTGCTGATGAAGGCTGTATGGCCCGCCATTGGCGACGTTGTGGTTAAGGGCCGCGAGGCTATGGACTGGCTCAAGAAGTCTAGCCGGGTTATCGTCAAGGCCCTGCCCAAGAGTAAGGAGCCTGTCATAGCGTGGCGCACACCCTCAGGGTTCCCTGCTAGTCAGGCGTACTTTGAGCACAACGTCCACCAGATCAGTACCCACCTGCACGGACTGTCCCGCATCAAGGTGCTGAGCGAAACTGACAAGCCTGATGCTAACGCCCATGCCAGTGGCCTAGCCCCTAACTTCGTACACAGCATGGACGCGGCACACTTGCACCTTACTACCGCTGATGCTAGCCGGGCCGGTATCCCAGCCTTAGCTATGATCCACGATGACTATGGTTGCCATGCGGCGTTCGCCCCACAGCTTTACGACATCATCCGTAAGCAGTTCGTGGCTATGTACCTAGGCTTCGATGCTATCGAGGCGCTGTGTGAGGACTATCCAGAGCTTAGCGCCCCGCCCAGCAAGGGTGATCTGGACATAATGGAAGTGTTGGAATCCCAGTACTTCTTCTCTTAATCAACTGCACCTATACTATCGCATGAATAAAAATGATAGCGCCTTACCTCAGCGCGAGATAGTGCGGCTAACCGCCCCTGTCTACGCAGACCTTGAGAAGAAGTGCACCCCTCCACGGGTCACCGAAGCAACCACCGCGCACCATGCGGGGTACATGCTGGGAATCCAGTTTGTGCTTAAGCTACTGCGGGAGGGTTATGTCGTACAGGCTAGCTAGTCTACAAGACACGCAAGCCGTAGAGACTGCCTTCATTGCCCTAGAGCAAGCATCCCCTGCCTATGGCTATTCCCGAGCGCCTTCATGGCGTAAAGGTATGGCCCTATTCCAGCGGATGCTAGAGTCCCGTAACGCCTACATCCTAGACGAGCGCTACTTGCTGCTTGTGGCTGAGGGCGTTGCGTGGCATAGCTACGATACCTGCCTAGAAGAAGTGCTTGTCCTCAAGCTCAACGAGGGCCGGGGTATGCTACGAGTAGGCGCTGCTCTTGAGGCTATCGCCAGAGAGCGCGGTGTTAACTGCATACTGGCTAGCGATTCATCAATCAACTTCCGCATGGGGGCTGTCTATAAAAGGGCAGGCTTCAGGCCTATCACTATTACCTACTACAAGGAACTCTCATGGGACAATGGATCGCTAAGCTGACGGGGGACGACAAGACCCAAGACGCACAGAACCGCGCTGCTGAGAATCAGGCTATCGCCACCAAGGCCGCTGCTGAGAAAACAGCCAAGGCTACACAAGAAGCTGCGGCTCAGGCTACCCGTCAGATGGAGCTAGCCGCTACCCGCAACCGCGCCGAAATGGCTGCGGCTGAGCAGGCTAATAAGCCCGTCGAGAACGCTGACGTATTGCTCGATGCCCCTGCTGCTAATAGCGTTAGCACAGCCCGCAAGCGCAAGAGCCAGTTTGGTACAGGCTATAGCGCCGGGGTGAGTATCTAGCATGGCCCGCTATGACACAGCGGCAGACTTCTGGACTAGGGCCGGGACTATTGCCGACAACATCATAGACCGGGTTGAGCGCTACGCCGCCCTGACTATCCCTAAGGTGTGTCTGCCCGATGGGCTTGACGAGTCCACCGTAGACCAGTCGCACGACTACCAGAGTATTGGCGCACAGGCTGTGAACCATGTGGTCAATAAGCTGATGCTGGCCCTGTTCGCACCAAGCCGCCCGTTCATTAAGTTGATGGCCGGTAAAGACACCAAGGCCGCAGCGGCTAAGGCTAACCTGACAGACGTGCAGCTTAACGAGGTACTCGCCAACGGTGAGCGCGAGGCGGTCAAGGAACTGGATGCTCGGGCACAGCGCCCCAAGCTGTACCAGATTCTGCGCCACCTAGTCGTTACAGGCAACGTCCTGTTGGTACTGGGTAAGAAGTCCATGCGTGTCATGGGCCTCAAGTACTTCCGCGTTAAGCGTGACGTTGAGGGTGAGGTTATGACTATCTGCATCCGTGAGGATGTGGAGTTCTCCGAGCTTGACAAAGCTGTGCGTACCCTGCTTAGTAAGCAGTTTGTAGCGGAGACTGTAGTAGCGCATTACCGCTACATCACCCGTGACGAGCATGGCTACTACGTCATGCGGCAGTATATCAACAACACCCTGTTGCCTAAAGAGTTTAACGGCCGGTGGACGGCTGAGAAGCTACCATACCGTGTACTAACATGGGACTTAGCTGACGAGTCTGACTATGGGACTGGCCTAGTCGAGGAGTACATTGGCGACCTTGAGGCACTGAGCACCCTGTCAGAAGCCGTTGTCGATGGCTCTGTCTTGGCCTGCGAGGCTCGCACATTGGTTAACCCTACGGGGATGACTAGCGTAGAGGACATTAAGAACTCCGTGAATGGTGACGCCGTAGCCGGTACGCCTGCCGACATTGCCTCTGTGCAACTTGGCCGGGCCGACGGTGTACAGGTAGCACAAAGCGTAAGCTCTGACTACGAGAAGCGCGTAGCCCGTGGCTTCCTTATGGGCAGTGCCGTGATCCGCGATGCGGAACGTGTGACCCAAGAGGAAGTGCGCCTAACCGCTAACGAGCTTGAGACTGCGTATGGTGGTGTCTATAGCACCCTCGCCGCTAGCTTGCAGCTACCCGTTGCTGGCTGGTTGTTTGCGTCCATCGGTATGCCGCTGGCTAGCACAGACATCAAGATCACTATTGTCACAGGGCTCGACGCACTTAGCCGTAACGGCGACTTAGAGAACTTCCGGCTAGCGATGGCCGACCTTGCTACTATCAGCACCCTGCCAGAGACTTTACAGATCAGGCTTAAGATGGGTGACATCGCTACCTTTATCGGCCAAGGCCGTGGGGTAGACATGAGCAAGTTCCTCAAGAGCGAAGAAGAAGTACAGGCTATGCTACAGCAACAAGCACAACAACGTGCCGCAGAAGCTGCCGCCACACAAGCTGGCGTTACCGCCGCACAACCACAAGAAGGACCACCCGCACAATGACCGATCCCGTAGCTAACCAAGAGTCAAGCCCTACGCCAGCAGTGGTCCCTACCCCGCTGACCCTTGACGTTGCGCCAGTAGTTCCCGCTACCCCAGCAACACCAGACCCTGCCCCTAGTGAGCCTTCCGGTGAAGTAGTCTACGAGCCTACTGGTGATCGTGGACTGGATATGGCCCTTGCCTTTATCGGTAAGCAGGGCTTCCCCGGGGACCACCCGGCAGTACAGGCCGCAGCCGAGGGGGACTTCTCCTTGCTGAAGGCCGAGCTTGCCGCTAAGGGCGTGCCCGGTTACGCCGAGTTCTTGGAACTGGGTGAGCAGGCATATGCCCGTACCCAAGAGAAGAACAAGGCTACGGCTGAGTCTGCCCGCAAGGCAGTGCATGATGTAGTTGGCGGTGAGGAAAGCTGGAAGGCTGTCCAAGCATGGGCCAGCGCTAATGCTACTCCTGAGGAGAAGGCTGAGATTAACGCTCAGCTATCTAAGGGCGGTCTTGCTGCTAAGGCTGCCGCCACCTATCTCGCTAACGCTTACAGTAAGGCAAACAACGTGACCCAAGAACCCAAAGACGTTACTAACGGTAGCGCCAAAGCTCCGGCATCTGACGGTAAGCTCTCCGCTGCGGAGTACGCTAAAGAGGTTAACGCCTTGAACATCAAGCTGCGCGGTCGCCTTGACGGTAGCCCTGAGTATGCTGCTTTGCAGACCCGCCGCCTTGCGGCAATCCCTCGCTAAGCCTGCTTAGTCCACTGATCCTATAATACAAAAGTACCCTCCTTGAGGGTTGAGTATTTTCACACCTTAAGGAGTAGGCATATGCCACTTGACGATAGCTATACCATTGTACGCCCCGGCCAGAGTAACTCTGCTGGGGCAACCAACGCCCTCCACATTGAGGAGTACACCGGCGTTGTAGAAGCCACCATCGAACGCAAGTCGGTTATCAAACCGTTCGTGCCAGTGCGCCCTGTTAAGGGTACGTCGATGATCTCCAACTTTGCCGTTGGTGAGTCCAGCTTGCAGAAGGTCACCCCCGGTGGCCCACCTCTGGACGGTACGCTCAACGACTTCGCCAAGCGCGTGCTGACCGTTGATACCCTGATCGCTGCCCGTAGCGCCTTCGCCTTGCTGGAAACATTCCAGACCTCCTACGATGCCCGTAAGGAAGTCGGCATGGAGCACGGTAAGAAGATCGCTAAGTTCTTGGACCAAGCGTTCCTGATCCAAGCCATCAAGGCTGCTCAGTTCACTGAGTCTACCTACAAGGGCTCTGGCGCTTCTGGTAAGCCTGCTGGTCACTTCGGTGGTTCTCAGCAGACCTTGGCCTTGGCCGGCGATGCACTCGATCCAGCTAAGCTGTACCAAGCCATCGCTGACCTGTTCGTCAAGATGGAGACTAAGGACGTTGATCCTCGCACCGATGACGTGATGATTGCTGTCAAGCCCGCTGAGTTCTATACTCTGTTGGCTAACGAGCAGTTGATCGACAGCACGTACATCACCTCCGAGGGCAACAGCGTTAAGGCGCACTTGCTCAAGGCTTACGGTGTGCCTGTTATCAGCACCAACAACAGCCCTGCTGGCTCGGTTATCACCGGCCACTTGCTGTCCAACGCTGACAACAGCAACGCCTATGATGGCGACTTCTCCAAGGTTGTGGCCTGCGCCTTCTCGCCCCGTGCGCTGATGGCTGGTGAAACCATCCCCTTGCAGACTGACGTGTTCTACGACAAGCTGTACAAGCAGTGGTTCGTGGACGCCCACTTGGCCTTTGGTGTAACACCGAATCGCGCCGAGTACTCTGGCGTCATCCTGAAACCTTAATAGGTTCCTAAGGCTTAGCCCTTCCTTAACTGGAGGGGCTTTGCCCTTAGCAACTTTTACCCTACCCCAATCTCTTAACTGAGGTTGGGGTTTTTTTCCATTTTTGGAGTACCTCATGTACACTACACTGCAAGTCGTGAACGACTGCTTAGCCACTATGGGTGAGGCACCTCTCAACTCCCTTAGCGAATCCCACGGCTTCAAAGGTTCCGCACTCAGGTGCCTGCAACAGGTCGATAGACAAACGCAGTCGCGTGGGTGGTGGTACAACACTGAGGAAATGACGCTAACCCCTAGCCCTGATGACAAGTCCATCTACCTGCCCGGTGATGTGGCTCGGGTTAACTTCGGGTTCATTAGCGTTACTGGTCATAACTGCGGGCAGTGGCAAGGGCGCTATGTCCAACGTGGACGTAGGCTTTACGACGTGACCAAAGGCACCTACGAGATTGAGGAAACCCTCACCGCTCAACTGGTACGCCTTGTACCTTTCCCTGACCTGCCTCTCTGCGTTGCTGAGCTTGTTGCCGCTGAGACTGTGCTTAAGTTCCAGTCAGACTATGACGGCGATAACAACCGCAGGGCTGAGCTAGTGTCAGCCGTTAAGGATGCCCGCACATGGGCTAACTCAGAGGACATCCGGCAGCGTCGGGTTAACCTTTACAACATCAACACACGCCTACAGCGCATCAAGCGCGTAACCTCACGGGCGCGGTTCTCTTACTAAGGATTACTATGAGAGCTTCTGGAAGTTATGAGAGCCTCATTCGTGGGGTGTCTCAACAAGTGCCCCATGACCGGGCCATCGGTCAGCACACTGCGCAAGTGAACATGCTGTCCGATCCGGTCAACGGCCTTACGCGCAGACACGGATCACAACTGGTAGCGGAGAAGAAGTTAACCTCCCTATCTGTTGCACAGTTTGCGGCGTATGCCCAAGACACTAACAGTTGGCGCACGCTGGAGGGTAGCTATAACCTTAATGACTACGTGGTGCTGTATCGCACCGCTGCACGTCCAGCCGGGGCCAGCCCCCTGCCTTTGATGATCGTCTACTGCAAAACGACAGAGACTTTCTTGACCCTGACACGCAATGCAGTTGACCCTTACCTCGACCAGCTTGAGGAGGGCGGTGTTAGCGCAGCATGTATCATAGGCCGTTATTTGTTCATGGCAGGTAACACTGTCATAACCCAAGGTAGTGACACGCCGAGGTGGAACACTCCCGATAACCTATCTAAGGCCGTGATCTGGATTAGGGGAGGTGCCTATGGACGCACCTTTACTGCCACGATCACGCAGACAGACGGGACTATTGTTAACTACTCAGTAACGACCCCTGCTGCTACCTACCCCGGTACGTTGGACACGTCCGACATTCTGACCAGCGATCCAGACTACACCAAAAAAGTTAATGATCGTGTCAATGCCTACAACTCTGCCGTTAACGCTTGGATAGCATCAAGTACCTACGAGTCCCAGCCAGCTAACATGGCTAGCATAGGGGCCACTCAGCTTGCTGCGCTAGGTGTACCGGCTACGGCAGTAGGTAGCCACATCGTGTTCTCTGGTGTGCGTTCTATAAGCGTTAATGACGGCGGTGACGGTAGCCTTTTAAGAGGGGTGGCTGACGAGGTGGAGAGCGTAGAGAAACTTAGCCCGTTGCATTATGTAGGTAAGGTGGTTAAGATTAGGACGCGGCTCTCTGAGCAGGCGTTCTACATGAAGGCTATCTCTAAAAGCCCGTCGATCACATCGGGTGTAACCGAGGTGACTTGGGTAGAGTGCGCTGGCCTAGAGTACTCAGTAGATCAAGCACTGTTCTTTGGAACGGTGGACAACGCTATTACCACAGTGTACTTGGCTAGCTCCCCTGCTTTGCTTAACACCCTGTTCCCCGGCGACCATCCCCAATATGCCATAAGCGTAGCAGGGGATCAGGATAGCGCACCCATCCCGTATGTGGACAACCGCCTTATCACTTATCTAGGGTCATTCCAAGACCGGCTACTGATGGGTAGCGGTGGGGTTATCTTGTGCTCTAAGGTTGGGGATTACCTCAACTTCTTCCGCAGCACTGTGCTCAGTGTACCGGCAGATGACCCGTTTGAAATGAAGTCGCAAGGGCCTGATGATGACGTGCTGCGTCATAGTGTGCTGTATGACCAAAGCCTCGTAATCTTCGGAGACAAGCGGCAGTACGTCATTAGCGGTAAGGTGGCGCTAAGCCCGACCAATGCTAGCATGCCTGTCATGAGCGCCTATGCTGATGCAGCTATCTGCCCACCGCATGTGGCAGGTGGTCTAATCTTCTACGCTAAGAACGGGGAGCGCTTTGCTAGCGTCAACGAGATACAGCCGGGTCGCGGGTTACAGAATAGTCCTGAGTCGTTCCCAGCCAGTAGCCAGATTGATGACTACATGCTAGGTGCAGCCATCGAGCTTACCAGCAACGCTGAGCCTAGTACGTTGATAGTACGCACCACGGGCTCTCGTAACTCTGTGTACACGTTCTTCTACGTGGACCGCCCTGACGGGCGCAAGGTTGATGCGTGGAGTCGCTGGGACTTTGACCCGGCCCTCGGCCTAGTCATTGGCATGACGCCTACAGCCGAAGGAGTACACCTGTACTACTTAAGGGAAGGGCACGATGGGGTGTACGTTGCGTGCGACCTTTGCCCTATGACGGTGGGCAAGTCTGACCGCCCTTACTTGGATAGTCAACGACCAGTCGCCGCGGTGATCGCAGGTACAGGCAGCGTACGAGGCACAACACCCGGGCCTTGGATGGCCGCGTATGACTACACCGCAGGTGAGTGCCAGTGGCTCGGTAGCACGTTAGCTGATGCAGGTGCGCTGGCTACAACCTACCCCGGAGTTACGGGCATGGTGATCGGTGCGCCGCAGATAGCTTACTTTGAGCCCACTAACCCCTACATGCGGGACGGCAACGGTAGTGCTATATTGTCGGGACGGTTAACCATCACCAGCATGCGTATTGCTACGGCTGACAGTGCAGGCTTTAAGGCAGTGGTCGATGTGGCAGGCACCCAGCAAACTATCTCCTTCACCGGCAGGGTAGTGGGCCAGCCCAACGCCATTGGCGTCGAGCACATAAGCACTAACGAGCATACTGTTCCAATTGGGCGGGAGACTAGGGCGTACAGCCTGAGGCTATCCGCACGCTCATGGCTACCGTTTACGGTCACGGCTATCGAGTGGTCGGGTCAATACTTCAATCGCACACAGCGGTTTACTTAGGAGATAACATGGCAGCAATGCTAGCAATGATGGCCCTACAGGCCGTGTCGGGTCTATCGGCTGGCTACTCTGCATCGCAGGCTGCGGGTCGGCAGACCCTTATCAACAAGGCCAATGCCGATGCCGCTAACGTGGTACGGGGTGCGCGTAACGAACTCACAGTAGTCAAGGGCCGTATGGCCCGCGCTAACCAAGCTGAGAACAATAGGCGCACACTGTACCAAGGCGGGCGGGCAGCTGAGGCTGCTGCAATCAACTATCGCCGTATGCGTGACAGTGCCACTACTGAGGACTTTGAAGGCCAAATCAGAATGGCTGAGCAGGCCGGTGCCGCTATCGCCTCACAGGCTATGGCAGGTGTCGGCGGCTCTGTGGTGGATGTGGTTAACGGTACGACTGCCTTGCGCAATGCCCGCATACAGCAGGCACAGAAGCAGCGCATGAAAGCCGCTGACTACGACGCAGGGCAGGCACAGTCTGACATTAAACGGGCGACTATCCAGAGCCTAGATGACAGTAGCATTGTCGATGACCTCGACTACAACGTAGACCTTGGCTTAGAAGTACATCGCTCAGGTAACCTATTTACCGACGTGATGGGTGGACAAGACCCTAAGAATATTGCCAACGTCTTGGGGAAGGTTAGTACCTTCTCCTTTGGTAAAGGCGACACCCCGCTCTCGCTGTATCCCGGCGCTGTGGGTTAATTTAAGGAGCCGTAATGGCAGTGCAAGAGAATACGTTAGGTGCCCCGACTGAGGGGCTGGGTCAGACCGTGACCTTCGCTGCCGGTAATCAGGGCGGTATGCCGCAGGCTAGCGCCGGGCGGCAGGTGCAGCAACGCACGGACATTCAAGGAGGCTTTGGCGGTAACGTCAACCGGGCCTTGCAGATTCCTGAGCGTGGGCCTGACCCTACCATGCAGGTACTGTTTAAGATGGGGGCTACCATCCTGGCCCCGGCCATCAAGGCTGAGCAGGAGGCTGGCTTTGTGCGGGGCATGCAGCGTGCTGCCTCCGGGCAAGCTGTTGCCGACATTGTCGAGGAGCAGCCTTGGTACTCCAAAGCCTTTGGCACTACCGATGTGGTAGACGGTGCCCGGGCTTACACCGCCTTCTCCAAGGCCAGCGAGATTAGCACTAGCATCCAAGCTGCTATGCCTGAGTTGCGTAAGCTGTCAGGCTCTCAGTTTGCTGAGCATGTGCAGCGACAGATCGCAAGTACTAAGACGGGCGACGAGGCTACGGACACGATGGTGTTCCAGCAGGCCATGAAGCAGATGCCTGACCAGATGGCTCAGCAGACTAAGCATAACTATGTTTACAAGCAAGAGCGTATGGTAGATGCCCAGCGGCAAGCTATGGGCGCGGCCCTCACCAACGTGGGCGTGGTGACTACTAAGTACCGCATGGCTGCACCCGGGGATGCTTTCCAGCCCGCCGTGCAGAACGAGATTACTGATAGCATTGATGCTGACGGTGCCCGGGTAGGTGCAGTACAGGCGTTCATTCGCCCTGAGGGTATGGACCCTAAGGTACACAGCCGTAACGTCACACTGGCGTTAGCTGCTGCTGCCTCCGAGGGTAACCTTGCTGGCGTGTACGCTATGCAGGATGCAGGCATTGTCGATCAGCTGCAAGACGATGACAAGGTCCACGTGACCCGTGCCCTAGATGCTGCTGAGCGTAAGGCTCGGCTACTGATCGACGCCCCGTTGGCTATCCAAGCCTCGCAGTGGCAGACGCTGGCTAACGATCCAACTACTGCGCCCGAGGCCATCATATCAGGCGCTGCTGCACTGAATGAACAGTACTCCCGGTTAACGGGTAGCCGTGAGCCGTTGGTGCCGCAGGCTGCTACTGTGCGTGAACTGGTACAGCTTGAGACTTCCCGCATCAACGAGAGGCACCGTGAGGCTGCTAGGCTGACGGCGGCTGCGGCCAAGGCAGGTACTGCTGACGAGAAGCAAGAGCTACATAATCGCAAGATCGAGCTTGGCGCTGCTGCGTTTAGCACTGGTGCTGACTTTAGCTTCCTCAAGGAGTCTGAGGCTCAGGAAGCGTGGGCCTACAAACGTAGCGTTAGCACTGACGAGCAGTACTTCTCCGCTATGGCGGCTAGCGCTGAGCGCAGTGGCGGTGTGAACAAGGCGTTCAAGGAAACTCTACAGACCGAGATTAACCTAGCCGTTAGTCAGAGTAACCCGCAGACCTTGCACGATGTCTACACCAAACACTACCTCCCGTTACGCACAGCGGCTAAGGCCCAAGGCACTAAAGTGGCGGCTACTTACTCCGGCGAATACGCGGCTAAGATGGACGAGTACCATCGCTTCATACAGGCCACCGGCCAAGTCTCCGAAGGCGACAAGGTAGTAGGCTTGCTCAAGTTCTCCCAGCCCCGAGCTAAGGTGGATAACAGTAAGGACGCCGCAGAGTTCCAGAAGGTCGCTGCTCAGAAGGGTGTATGGCAGACGTTAGGTAACTTGTTCGATGACAAGCCCCCTCTTGATGCTGAGCTAGCGCCACAGTTTGTGTCGGAGCTTATGCCCTATATGGACAACCTGCCATCTTCCTTGTCTACCAAGGACAAGCTGAAAGAGGCCGGTAAGATGGCAGGTATCGAGCAGTACGCCGGTACATACTGGAAGCGCGGCCTAGATCAGGCCCCTATCGAGCAGGCGCTGGTTAAGCCTGAGCGCAACGGTAAGCCTAACCCTACTCAAATCCAAGTGACTGAGTTGGATGCGGCTGTCAAGCTAGGCTTCTCGCAGGCACTGACTAAGGCTGGGCTTGTTGACTCTGGCGTCAGCGCGTACCGCATGCCTGACGATAATGGCGAGGCTATGTTCTACGTGCTGAGTAGCACAGACAAGGGCGAGCCTAACGGTATCCTGATCCGTGGCTCAGAGATTGAGTCGGCTTGGTCTAACAAGAAGCAGGCAGATGTGCTAGAGGATATTGCGTACATGGAGAACGCCCTCAAGGCTGGTAAGGGTAGCGGCTCAGGTAGCAAGTTTACCAAGGACGAGGTTAAGGATTATCAAGATCGCATTAACCGGAAACTCATTGAGATTGGGCAACCGCCTAAATACTAAAGGACACACATGGCAGAAGATTATAGAGCAATGGCCGAAGCGGCTGCGAGGAAGCATGGGATTGACCCTATCCTCTTTGGCAAGGTAGTTGGCACAGAGAGCAACTATAATCCCAAGGCCGTGTCCCCTAAGGGGGCTGCCGGGCTGGGGCAACTGATGCCCGCAACGGCTAAGGAAATGGGGGTCATTGACATCCATGACCCGGTCCAGAATCTTGAGGGGTCGGCTAAGTACCTAGCTATCCAGCTTAAGGCACACAACGGTGATGTACCGCTGGCGCTGGCTAGCTACAACGCAGGCCCCGGGGCTGTGAAGAAGTACGGCGGGGTGCCGCCATTCAAGGAGACTCAGGACTACATCGCCAAGATCACAGGAGCGCCTGCCCCCAAAGGCACCGCCAAGGCCCCTGCTGGCCCCACAGTCAAGCCGATTGTGGATCAGTATGCAGTACGTAGGGCTGAGCAGGTTGCGCAGCCTGAGCGCGTGGATTACAGCGGGCTGGAGACTGAGCGCTGGAACCTTGAGATACTGAACGAGACACAGCCCAGCTTTCTAGCTATGGTCGGCGCTGGCGTGCGCGGGGCTACTACAGCCCGTATATACGACGGCCTTAAGAAGACGATGTTCTCTGAGGCTTACGAGCCTGAGGAGGGCTACGTGCCTAATACGGCTATGCCTCAGGCACAGGCCGACCCAGAGCTATTCAACAAGCTGCTTTCCACCCGGTCTACCCGCGAGGCTTCTGACATAGTCGCACGTTGGGAGGATGACCAAGTACGCTCTAAGGCGCTGCACTCTCAGGGAGGTGGAGTAGGGTTGGCTATCGGTCTAGGTGCTGAGGTGCTGGACTTCGCCAACATCCTGCCCGGTGTGGCAGTGCATAAGGTGATGGTAGCTAAGAACCTAGCGGCGACTGCCGCAGGGGTGGCTAATGCCAGCACCAAGGGCCAGATGATTGGACGTGAGATTGTAGGTAACCTGATGGCTGGTACTACTATCGAGGCTACGGCACAAGCGCTTAACCAAGAGTTCCGGCCAGTGGACCTGTTCCTATCAGCGGCTATGGACATCGGCGTGGGCACCGTGCTGGGTAATGCTAGCGCTAACGTGATCCGTGATGCTACTATGAAACAGGCTGCGTTTAAGGCTGCGGTTGAGCAGGAGCTACGTCATACTGAAATGGCACAGGCTAAGCTGGGACCAGACGCCTCTATGGCGGAGTTAGCTGCTGAGGTGAAGCGCAGCATGACGGCTGAGGCCGCAGCACCCGTGATTGAAAACACTACCTCTGCTGTGTCAGCTAAGCGTAAGTTCTTTGAATCCCCTGACGATGTGGCTGCTAAGGCCGAGGCCCCTCAGGGCGACATGGCTAAGGCCCCGGTAGAGATTGAGGCAGGCGCCGCTAGCTGGGGGCCGTTCATGAGTAAGACAGGTATGGCTGAGCGCCGCGCTTTGTTTGCCAATAGCGACGGGGTTACCCTGCGCGACATGACGGGCGGCTCTATCAGCACAGTCGATCAGTTGGAGGCTATGCCGCCCGGTGTGAAGTTCACCGACCAAGTGCCTAAGGAGGCCCACAAGGCCATCAAGGCTGCGCAGTCTATAGCTGCACGTTTCTTGGGCGATGACTTCCGCATGGTGGTACACTCCAAGGACATGGGCGACTCCCGGGCTGCGGTTATCCAAGTCTCCGACAAGGCGGCGCTGGTAGCACTCAACAAGAACCTGTCCGAGGTAGCTGCTATCCGTAGCGTGACCCACGAGATTGGGCACATGGTCATCAACAAGAATCTGGCTAAGCTGGATGACGCGATGCTGACCAAGCTAGATGCTAGCTACAAACGCTTGGTTAAGGAGCAGCTTAAGGGCGAGTTAGAAGGTTCTGCAACTCGCGGCCAGCGCTACAGTCTGCTTAATCCCGAGTTGATGCCTGCCCGTGAGTTCCCGCTGCCCCTGGGCCGGGACAAGTACAGCATGAGCCGCGACGAGTTTGCTGCTGAGCAGTTCGTTAAGTACATGGAGGAGGACTGGGCTACGGTTAACAAGACCGCCATGCCTACTGACGTTATCGCTGTGCTCAAGAATGCTATCAAGAAAGCGCTGGAGTTCCTGAGGCTGGCTAAGCGCGAGAACATAGGGGTAACTGACGAGTACCGCGAACTGTTTGACATGTTAACAGAAGGCCCCCTGCCTGATGCTACTGCCGTGCGTAAAGCCGGTGATGGGCCGACTGTACAGGCTGACGCTGTAAGCGACATCCTGACAGACCCGTATGCTAAGAAGATCGGTGTAGACAATCTGCCACTAGGTACAGACTACGAGCGAGCCATCGCTAAGGAAACTATCGCCCTCCACAAGAAGGCTGACGAGTGGGCCTTAGCTAACCCCAAGGACGCTGCATGGGATGCGCGGGCACAGAACATTGCGGATAACAACATCTTCAATGTCGCCTCGACTGGGCTTATCATGCTCAAGTCCGAGAGCAACCTGATGCGTATGCTGGCAAGCGAGTTGGTAGAGGACGCTAGCGGAGTGGCTGGTAAGAAGCAGGCGACTGCGGCTATCAGCAAGTACCTGCATGAACGCCTGATTATGGGTAACGCCATCAACGACTTGACCGGGGCCTATGAGGGCTGGGCTAAGGCGACAGGCGTACCTGCACACGACATGGTGTGGGGCGGCAAGGGCTACGACAAGTTCAACCGTGAGGTGTTCGCAGAGCGCGAGGCTCGGGCACAGGGCACAACCCGTACACAAGACGGCTACGTTAAGGCTGCGGCTGACTCACTGGATGCGGCTTACGAGCGCAGCGCGAAGGCCCAAAAGGCTAACAAGACGCTGGGCTGGGCATCGCTACCTGAGTCGAGCAAGGGCTACACCCCGCACCAAATGAGCGCTAAGGCTGTGCTGAGCTTGAACAACGAGCAACGCAGTATCCTGCAATCGGCGTTGACCGATCAGTACGTTGAGCTATCTGGCTGGGACATCGGCTTTGCTGACCAACTGGCCGCTAAGGTAGTGCAGCGTATGCGTGACCGCGCCTCTGGTGGATTCGTTCACCAAGTAGGCGGTAGCGGGGGTGGTTCCGTGGAGATTGTCGAGGACGCCTTGCGCTCTATGGGCATGACAGCCCCCGAGGTGCGTGCTGCTATGGAGAAGTACACCCGAGGTGCGGCTAAGCACACCAAGAAACGTATCGAGCTAGACCTGAACCGCGAGTACCCGACAGAGGCTGGACCCTTCAAGCTGCTGGATGTCTTTGAGACAGACCAAATCAGCTTGCTGCGTAACCAGACAGAGCGGGTATCCGGCGAGGTGGCACTGGCCCGGCACGGTATCTACGGTAAGCCACACCTTGAGACAATGCGCAAGGCGTTGGCTATGGGCGAGGACGGTAAAG